AACGACTTTACGTAGAGCTGTTTGAACATCCACGTATGCAGGACTTAAAAAATGTTACATTTGAAACAAACACTACACAATCTTTACACGACGATCTCTTTGAATATCTCACAAATAATGACAGGATTACAGTCACATGGTCTTGTTCCCCGAAACTTTCAGTTTCTGGAGAACCTTGGGATACTGCTATTAAGCCTAGTGTGGCTCACGAGTATACTCTTGTTGACGGTAGTGACATTTATCTTAAGTTTGTTGTCGCTACTAATAACGACTTTGAAGAAGTTAAAAAAGCTGTGGACGCTTACAGAAGTGCCGGGGTGGAATGTCCAGTATATCTTATGCCGTTGGGTGGACGCAGTGAAGAATATGTTCTCAACGTTAACCAAGTCGCAGAAGCGTGTATGGCAGAAGGATGGCGATTTACACCAAGACTACACATTTCACTCTTCGGAAATGCGTGGGGCACTTGATACAAAGTACAAAAACAAACAACACGAAAAGGCAATGAAGGCGCCTATTAACGAAGATAAAATAAGAAAGGCAGGATGGTAAAATATGTGGGATAAAATAAAAAACACTGTAAGTAAATTACAAGGTAAAAAAGAAGAAACAGTAACAACGAACGAAGACAAACGTAGAGCAATTCTTGCAAAAGAAAAAGAAGAAGCAACTGCTAAAGGTGAAGCATGGGTAGCTGTATTAGATACACAACTTAATCCAGATAATATTAAGAACGGATTCTTCGAGCTCGATTGGAACAATCAATTTATTGAAGAACTACTTGATGCAGGATACTCAGGCGAAACTAATGAAGAAATTGTAGACGGTTGGTTTAAAACTATTGCTGTACAAATACTTGGAGAACAAGGTATGAATACTGCAAGAGAAATGGGTTACATTAACGTAGTGCCAATTGATAAAGATAAATCAGAAGTATCGTAATGGTTGACACAAGCCAGATCTGGTGTTACAATAGTACTATAAATTACACAAAGGCAAACTAATGGCAACTTATATACTGGTAGACACAGCTAACACATTCTTTCGTGCTAGGCATGTAGTACGTGGCGACATTGACACTAAAATTGGCATGGCATTCCATATAACACTTAGTGGTGTTAAAAAAGCATGGCGTGACTTTGATGCTGATCATGTTGTATTTTGTTTAGAAGGACGCAGTTGGCGTAAAGACTTTTATGAGCCTTACAAGCGCAACAGACAAGAAAGTCGTGATGCACTTACTCCTGCACAAGCAGAAGAAGATAAAGTGTTTTGGGAGTGCTTTGATGAGTTTAAGGACTTTGTTACAGATAAGACTAATTGTACTGTTATGCGTCATCCTGAACTAGAAGCAGATGATCTTATTGCAGGTTGGGTACAAGCACATCCTAATGACAATCACATTATTATTAGTACTGACGGCGACTTTGCACAACTGGTTGCACCTAATGTAAAACAATACAACGGTATACAAAATGTTACAATTACACACGAAGGTTACTTTGACGACAAAGGCAAACCTGTAATTGACAAGAAAACTAAAGAAGCAAAGCCTGCACCTGATCCTGCGTTTATGTTGTTTGAGAAGTGTATGCGCGGCGATACTAGTGACAATGTGTTTAGTGCATACCCAGGTGTACGTAAGAAAGGCACTAAGAACAAAGTAGGCCTTATTGAAGCATTTGCAGACAAAGACACTAAGGGCTACAACTGGAATAACATGATGTTACAACGTTGGACTGATCACGAAGGTGTAGAGCACCGTGTACTAGATGACTATCAACGTAATGTTACACTATGTGACTTGACAGCACAACCTGGCAACATTAGAAATATTATTAACGACACAATTGAAGAACATATGACGCCTAAAGAAATTACACAAGTTGGTATGCGTCTTATGAAGTTTTGTGCTAAGTGGGATATGCAACGTATTGCAGATCAAGCACAATCATTTGCAGAGCCACTACAAGCGAGGTACCCAATATGAAAGCAAAAGAAATAGTTAAAAACAAGTTTTGGATTTTATCTAATAACAGCGAGAACGTAGGAACTATTAGTTTCAATGACGAACAATATATGCTTAGTGATTCTAACGGAAGTAGATTTTTTAACGATACATTAGAAATACAAGAATCTTTGCAAAGCAAAGTTAGTTGGCAAGACTTGACAATTAAGGAAACAAAGCCGGAAAAAATTGTTAACACATATCCAACTAGTTGTTTACCTTATAATGATATGTATGACGTAAAACGTAAGTTGCCACTATTTACAAAAAGCAAAAAAAGTAAAAGTTTATATTGTGCAGGATATTATACCATACGTTTTGAAAAAGGTTGGGTTAAAAGTTTTTGTCCTAAACTAATAACAATAGAACGTTATGAATATAGAGGACCTTTCAAAACAGAAATAGAAATGAGAACGGAGTTATCACGTGTCAATTCAAAATGATCCTCTAAATACTGCTCCAATTCAGCAATTTATATCACAAGTAAAAAGTGCAGATGCCGGGCAAGCCAAAGAAGTTAAACTAGATATTCAACAAGCTAAACGATTAGCATTTACACTAGGTGAAGTAATGACTAGATTAAACGGTGACCTTGAACAGATACTTGCACGTAAAAACTCAGGTCAAGACGAAGTTATCAAAGTCACAATGGACGGCGGCACTGGTTGGTAATAAACAACTCTAACTACGGTATAATAGGTTTTTCACATATACAAGGGCATTGGTACTGGGATATAATTGTTGTAAAAGGTAAACGGTGTTTTAGTATTCCAGTACCGTACCCTATATATAAGATTGTATATTGGATTTGGCGTAAAAAGTTGGCTAAAAAAGGATAAATATATGCGTACTTAATAAGATAGGAACGCATATGAGTAGACCAAAACCAACTGTATTAGCAGAGCACATTGATAAAAAAACATATAAAGCTGACCAAGTATTACAAGCTGAAGCCATTTGGGCTGTCTTTTACGAAAATGCTCCGTTTAACTTAAAAAGTTCAAACGTTCTTACAAGCTATCCTGGACCTAAATATAAAAAAACTAGTTTTTCAAATCCTGGGCATGCACATAATCTTGCTACGAAAATGAATTCTCTTTTTAAAACAGACCAATTTACTGTTGTTAAATTAACTTCAGGTGAAACTGTTGAAGAATGAATTGGAAAGAAACATACACAAAAGTATTCTTAAAACAATCAGGTAAAGCTATAAGTGAATTATCTGTAAAGGAGTACATGCCTTTATGGTGGAAGAACACTCGAGGCAAAGAAACAGGCGGACTAAGACTTACTGATGCTGGATTTGAATTTATTACACAACAGATAGATTTACAAACTTACGAAATACCATATCCTCCAGAATTCGAACTTACTACTAATACAATAATATGGATGGATAACTTTATAGATTGTCCTTACTATTTGGCGCAGAGATGTATTATAGTTACAAACGAAAAAAAGGCCATGGAATTGAGTCTTTTTAGTGGCGATGTACGTAAATATGGGCTACAAAAAGCCCTTACTAGACAGAAAAAAGAATCCAAAAGTGGTTGACCTTTAGTCAAAACGGTGTTATTATATATACATACTAAGAAATTAGATATGGCACTGAAAACAACACAAGAGGAATACACAATGGATAATATTACAGCACTACGCACCGTATCACCAAATGGCGCAAAGAAAAGCATTTTACGTGCTTTTAAGAAAAAACGTCCGTTGTTTATGTGGGGACCTCCGGGTATTGGTAAATCTGATATTGTAGGACAGATCACTAAACAACTTAAAAATTCACACTTAATTGACATTCGTTTATCACTATGGGAACCTACAGATATTAAAGGTATTCCTTACTATGCGGCAAACGATAATGTAATGGCATGGGCACCGCCACAAGAACTTCCAACAGAAGAGTTTGCGGCACAGTTTGATAACATTGTTTTGTTCTTAGACGAAATGAATTCTGCGGCGCCGGCTGTACAAGCGGCTGCATACCAACTTATTCTTAACCGACGTGTAGGACAATACAAATTACCAGACAATGTATTAATTGTTGCGGCTGGTAACCGAGAAGCTGACAAAGGTGTTACTTACAGAATGCCTGCTCCGTTAGCAAACCGTTTCGTACACATCGAACTTGCTGTGAATTTCGATGATTGGTTTTCTTGGGCTGTAGAAAACAAGATACACAACGATGTTGTTGGTTATTTGACTTTTGCAAAAAAAGACTTGTATGACTTTGATCCTAAATCACCTAGTCGTTCTTTTGCAACACCTCGTTCATGGTCATTTGTATCAGAACTACTAGATGACGATGACGATGAAAATACCACTACAGACTTAGTTAGTGGTTCAGTAGGCGAAGGCCTTGCTGTAAAGTTTATGGCACACCGTAAAGTAGCGTCAACAATGCCTAATCCAACAGAAATTTTGGATGGCAAAGTAAAAGAGATGAAGACAAAAGAAATCAGTGCCATGTATTCCTTAACTGTCTCACTCTGCTATGAACTTAAAGAAGCGTCCGATAAGAACGATAAAAAGTTTGACGATAAAGTTAATAACTTTTTACGTTTTGCAATGGATAACTTCGAAACAGAATTGGTTGTAATGGGTATTAAACTTGCTCTTACACAATATTCACTACCAATCGATCCAGATGAAGTAGAATGTTTTGATGAATTCCATGAACGTTTTGGCAAGTACATTACAGCTGCACAACAGGTGTAACCATAAAAGAGTTGGGCGTCTCTATAAAAACGCCCATTTTCACTTGACAAATAGTGTAAATATGTGTATACTATAAGTATAACAATTAGGAATAGGCACAATGATCAAAGACGTATTATATAATGTAGAAGGTACTAAGCACTGGACACCTGATCCAGATATTACACCAGAGCAACTTGAAGAAATGCGTGTAGATGTTTTAGAACGTATTATTGTTGCAAGAGTTGGCTTACTACTTCGACACCCATTCTTTGGTAATATGGCAACACGTTTGCGTATCTTAGCCGCAGATGAATGGTGCCCGACAGCGGCTGTAGACGGTCGTAATTTATATTTTAACACACAATTCTTTAACAAAATGAATAACAAAGAAATTGAATTTGTTATTGCACACGAAATTTTACATTGTGTATTTGATCACTTAGGACGTAGAGAAGGACGTGATCCTAAGTTATATAACATTGCCGCTGATTATATTGTTAATAATCTATTAGTACGTGATCGTATTGGTGAAAAACCCAGCTTCATTGATTGTTTTCAAGACTTTAAATATGACACGTGGACTAGTGAAGAAGTATATGATGACATTTACGAACAAGCAAAACAAAACGGACAAGACTTTTTAGATCAACTTGGAGAAATGTTAGACGAACACCTTGACGGTTTAGGTGATAGTGCTGACGGTGAAGGTGACGCAGGCGAAGAACAAGATAGCAAAGGCAACAAAGTAAGTAAGAAAAAGCCTAAATTTTCTAAAGAAGAAATGCGTAAGATCAAAGACGAAGTTAAAGAAAGTATGCTTAGTGCTGCACAAGCCGCTGGAGCAGGCAATACTCCTGCTGAAGTACAACGTATGATTAAAGAGCTTACTGAACCTAAAATGAACTGGCGTGAAATTATTCGACAACAAATCCAGTCTACTATTAAACATGATTTTACTTTTAGTCGTCCATCACGTAAAGGATGGCATACTGGTGCTATT